GTAATAACGGACCATCTCAATTGTTGCATTAAGGTCTTGCTTGTAACCATCTGAACCAAGTAGTTGTCTGTCATACTCAGGAAACTGAGATACCAGTTCACCAAGTGTCATAGAGTATCTCTTAGCAAATGCTACACAACGTCCATAGCGGTCAAACTCTGGGTAGGCCCCAATAGGATTTTCTATGCGAATACGTGGCAGTTTTGCTTCATCGTCTAATTCAATAATGAATGGGACAAATCCATATGTTAGATACCAGTCAGCACCTGAGTACATATGTACTGCTAAGTCTGAGTGTTGGAAATAGTTAGAGGCAATACGGGTACGCTTATCAGCAAAGGTACGTGCTCTATCAGATACTTGATTGGCTGCAGAACAGTTAACGGCAGGAAGCGGAGCCATAACTTCAGATAGGTCACGAGCAACAATGTCAATAAAGTTTGCTACTACGTTTGCATCAACGCCCTCTGGAAAGAAGTTAGGATAAACTTCAGCAATCTTTCCTTTACGGACGGCAAGTACGTCAAGGTTACGCGCATCACGTTCGTGACTACGGTAACGCAGGGATTCAACCCGCGCCGTTACCTGCTCTATTGATAATGCCATTATTGTCCTAACGTAGATTTAAAAATTATTTAGAAGGGCGATTAAACATTGGGTCTAATTTATTCTTAGGTTTAATTGGATTATATTTTCCACCTGGACGTAAGTCTGGTTCAGGTATTGTTGGTTTCCAATTTTTAGAAGAAGAAGGAGGAAATGATTGGTTAAACAAAGGGTCAACATTTGCTCCACCAGAACCAGTAATGCCAGCATTTTTTCTAGTAGCCATATGTATTATCCTTAACTGTATTGGTTTGACCATTGGTCTGCGAACGCTTCATCCAAGTTAATGGATTGGCGTTGGTTAATTTGTGATTGAGTTGCCCAACGATTCTGGGCAAACTGTCCTACCTTTGAAGAACGTTGCATTAGTTCGCGTACACGAATAACTGCAAACCATAGCGCCATAACACAGTCAGTTGGATTCTTGGTGTCAGGCTTCCAAGTAATGAGTTCTTGCACTAGAGTCTTTAAACCCTCAGAGCCTTCATTGCTTGGTAGTTCCATTAAGTTGTTATCTTGGAAACGCCCGTCACGGGTATTGCCAAAGAGGGTTGCCATAGAGGCAACACCAAATGATGTGTCCCATTTGTTTTTGCCAGTAAAGTGTGAGTTCAGTTGGCAACCGTGAGATGCTAAATAGTTTCTTAAGACATCATCTAGGGCATAAGCCTTCTGATGGGCATTGATTTCAATTCTTAACTCTTGTGGCTTGTATCGCTCTACCCAGTCTTCAATCAAATTCTGAATCTTGGCTGGAGTAGGCTCAACCATATTGACACAATCTAGGATATAAATTCGTCCGTCTTGGCGATTGTATGAAACAACGACAGCACCAGTAGCGCCAGACATAGCGGGGTCAAGACCAATAACAGTATAAAGGCTGTCAGTATTTTTCGGATGTCCAGGTGTACCCGCCTTTAGCGGTCCTCTCTTTCGCATTCCGTTGACTGAGCCAGCCACACAGGTGGGTGAGAATATTGAGTCTTCTTGGACATCTTCCTGTTGGTAGACCATAGCCCAGACAGATGGTGCAACTTCAGAGCGGCGTGTAAAGAGCGAGGGTCCATCCCACTTAGGGTAGAGACCGTCTTCTCCGATTTCATCTATTTCGCCTTCTTGTTTGTCAGTCTTGGGCCAGAGTGTTTTCCAGTTCTCAGGCTTTTCATCAAATTCTAAAACTGCTGGTTGTGAGAAGTAAGTGAAGGGGGATTTGCCACCCGTCCATTGCCCACCATCTCGAATCATTTTATAAAGGTCAATGGGCGCGACACGGGTTCCTACGATAATTAGTTTTCCGTGCCGCCCCAGGCGTGTGATAACTTCCTTCTGAAGCCATTCAATTTGCTTCTCCCACTCGTGGGCATTTGAGTTCATCACAACATCGTCTAGGATAATCAGGTCGGCGCGAGCACCGTAAATCTGTGAGCCAAATCCTAAGGCTTGTACGGTTGGGTCTTTCTCGCCAGAGTCACGGCCCGTACCTAGGTAAATCATATCTGCAGACCATTGAGTTGCATCTGCCTTAAAGCCACCATTAGGGCCAAAGGCCACCTGTAGTTTAATATAGGCTGGGTGGGAAAGTCTTGTCTTAATTGCCCCAAGAAACTTACGAGCCATACCCTGCGTCTTAGAGACAATGATTACTCTAGCGTTAGGGTTGGTAACAATCTTGTGAACCACGTAGTTGGTCGTAATGACTGTGGACTTGGCGTGCTCAGGAGGTACGTTAATCAAGATACGGTTGAGAGCGTTTTGCTCGTAATTCATAGAGGGGTGTAACCAGCGGGGCTCTCGGCCCTCAATCAGGTCATACCAGTCGTAGTGATGCTCAAACATCTTGGTGTCAAGGAATTGCTCACAAAAGTCAGGGAAGGCTATATCCTTGAGTTCTGCTAAGTCAGCCTTGATGCCTTTGCCCTCTAATCGGGCCTCATCTGCCCTTTGTTTAAAGTCAGGGTTTTGCATTGACCATTGCCTAAAGGTTACATCGTTTCGACCTACAGATGCCATAGCAGCGGTAATTGTTGAACCCTGCTGTAATTGGATGAGGACTCGCTCTTGAGCCTCGCCCTTTGGAATATTGTGTGTGCCTGTTTTACTCATTAATTGTCCCTTACATCGGTCTTATAACGCCCTCTGTAAAACGGCATAACTGTGGTCGTCTAGGACATTCTGTCCTATATATTTATATATTATATATAAGACTTGCGGAATTAAAGGGAGCAAGTCTGCTCTTTAATTCGTAGTAATTATTTTATTACTACATATATAGATAACCCGTTGGAACGGGTAAAACCGAACACTCTGTAGAGATATATTTTTATATATAGCCCCCTTATATATAAAAGCCCTGGTCAGGGCTATATAACAGAAAATTTATGATTGATAGTACAGTGATGAACTGACGGTTCATTAAACATCCTGGGGTCAAATGCCTGACCCTAAACCTATACCTGAGCCTTAGACATCCTACGGCTATGTGTCTATGTGTATATGTGACCCTAACGGTCACGGTCTGTAAGTATTTAATCCCTGAGGGGATGTAAAAATTACTTTACATAATGTAGATGTAGACTTATGGCGTGTGACTGTCCCCCCTGATGGGTATCCATTCCCCCGCATATAATATAAATGGAATCCTGAGCAATTATAAGACTTAAACAGGTTCCCAAAATGTGACGCAAATCACACCAAATAGCCTTGACTTACGCCTTGAGGCGTGAGAGTCTTAAGACATAAGGGGAACAAGCCCCGATAAGATAGGAGAAAATCAAGTGAACACAACAACAAGCAAGAAGAAAGCAACAAGCGCGGCGGACATATTCGCCAAGCCTGCCAAATCGGAGAACCTCTCAACCATCACTAAGGCACTAGAAGAGGCTCACGCCATTATCGCCAAGGAGAACAACGCCCCCCGCGCTACAATCGTTACAGGCCGCTCATCTACGGTTCACGGACATTTCACACCTTGGACACCTTGGGCATCTGGTGAGGAGACATTTCACGAGATATTCATCACGATAAGCAAGAGAACCGCCCGTGAACTATTGGGAACATTGTTACACGAGACCGCCCATTCGATAGACAATAAAGAGGGCGTACGCGGTACAAGCGGGGACGGGTATCACAACAAGAACTTTAAAGCGCGGGCAGAATCCCTAGGCCTCACAATCACCCAAGCCCCGCGAATCGGGTTTAGCGTAACCACCGTGAGCGACGATTGCGCGGCGCGATGGGCAGAACCTTTACGCCTAATCGAGGAGGCACTACGCCTAACAGCCGATAATGACGGGGGAACCGCCAAGCCTAAGGGCAGAAATAAGAACCTCTTGAAAGCAGTCTGCAAATGTTCAACGATACGCGCAAGCGCGTCGGTTATTGCGGCGGGTGTCACTTGCGATAGTTGCGGGGCGGGATTCGTCAAGGCTTAAGACATAACAGCCCCCGCGCTACGGGCTACGGGTTCACAATCCGACGGGGGCACGATGTGACCAACATCACACCGCAAACGCTAGACAAGCGGCGGCAGGCGTGAGAGGGTTACAACAAGGAAGCGGGAAGATGTCCCGTTACCACTTAAGACAGGAGAAAGAAAATGGAACAACCAACAGCACGGGCGCAATTCGTGGCAGATTACACCCTAATAACCGACAACGACCAAGAAGCCTACCGCGAGGCCTTAGACATCGCACGCCAAGCGAGAGGGTCAGTCGTACAAGCAAGCGAGAAATTTAAAGAGCAGTTTGAAGACTACATCTCGCAAGTTGTAGAGAGAGAGCGCGAACAGGGCAACACAACGGGCGCGGACTTAATCGGGCAAATGCTTATCGGGTTCGGTTCTGATTCCTTTGACGACATCGCCCGCCATTACATAGACACAGACTTGGAACAGCGAGTCTATGAGATGTTTAACCGCTCACTACTTAAGACAGGAGAAAAATAAAATGACGCAGAGAATTAAGCAGGGCGGATATTGTTCAGATTGCAAACGCGAATGGAAGACAGACGACGGCTATTTCAACCATAAATGCAAGTGACGTAAGTCACAGCCCGCCACTCTTGACAGAGGGCACAGGGAGCGAGACCCTAGGCGGGCACGGGTAGGAATCTACCAGAACGACAAACGACAGGAGAAAAGAAATGAACACAGAAGAGTTCTTGAATTTCGGATTCGATAACTACAGCCTACAACTCACGACATATTTCGGGGATATGTTTATCCCTTGGAGGACGGTCATCCTTGCGGTGTTAATCTTTGCAGGGCTAAAGGTTCGCAAGGTAATCAAGGCACGCAAGGCAGGCAACTAATGGAGTCACTATTTATCGTGTGCTATTTAATAGTTTTTGCTGGAGTGATGGCAATAATTGGAAACGCAGTAGACAAACTATGGGCAGCACACAAACGAGGGCTCGCTAGGGTGCGGGCTTATGACTTAAGACAGGGGAAATAAAATGGGTTCACGGACGAACTTTACATTCATTACAGCAGACGGAGCACTCACTCTTTACAGCCATTGGGGAGGCGAATCTAAGTTCCAAGACCTAGCACACGCACTAGAGAAGGCACAAGCAAGGCGAGGTGATACATCTTACGAGTTACGAATCATTATCTCTCAACTTATCGGACAGGATTGGGACAGCGAGACAGGGTTCGGGTTATTCGTAGGCACAGAAGGGGGCGAGGAATCTTACGAGACCTGCACCGTCTTTTTGGAAAGAGATATAGTAATGCGAGACACACACTCTCTTTCGATTCAAGATTTCATTGACTCACAGAAGGTAAAAGTCTAAATGAAATCAAGTAAGTTGAAAGCGATTGCTCACCTCGCCCGCCAAGCGAGGGAGCAACGCAACGCCACCAAAACGAACGATGATTTCGACTATTGGCACAACATACTCAACGAGTGTGAGTTACAACTTAAGACACAGGAGAATAAAAAATGAGCGTTAGAACTACCAAGTGTGACAATTGCGGTGATGTATATTTCGCAGAAGATGTGATTTGGATTTTAGTAACAGGCAAAGCGGGCTCAACAGCGTTGTGCCAAGATTGTTTTAATGTCAGTCAGAAGGGCAAATTATGAGCGACACAGTTGTAATATGTGGCGATTGCCTATACCCTATCAACCAATGCGAACACAAAGAGACAGGAGAATAAGGTGAGCATAGAACAACTAAGTTGGAGTGAACTAGCAGAGTTGACACACAAAACACAGGTGGCTAGGTTTAACTGGTGTTGGTGTGAAGACAATGAAGGAAATGAAAACCCATACGATGATTGCCCAAAGACAGGAGCATAAGATGACAACAGAAGAGACGCAAGCCTTAGCACTTAAGACGTTACACGAAGCGATTCAAGCACTTAAAGATTACGGATTCATTACGGAAGAAGATGCAGTTGGAAATTGTACTAAGTGCAACTCTTGGGACGATTCAATGGAAGCAGGTATATGTCAAACTTGCATTAAGGAAGATGAAGATGAGTAAGTATGTAGTGATATGCCAAGCCGACGAGTGCGAGGCAGAGAACGAAGATTATGAAGACAAGAACGGTACCTACTGGTTTACCTGTACTAAGTGTGGATACGATAACGAATTAGTATATGCGGGGTGGAAGTAATGACGCAACATTATGAAGTAGTGTATGAAACAAAGGGCGTGAAGGTAGTCAATGTATGGCTATCACCTGAGCAAGAACTACCCGAACAATGGAACACTATGACCTATGCCGAGCAAGACGAGTGGTTGTACGAGCACCAAGTACACTCAAATATCAAGTGGCAAGATGAACACAAAGGAGAGGCAGTCAATGTCCTACCAGTAGCACAGTTAAAGGCGGTTGCAAATTAGTGTCACACTATTTTTTATTGTCTTAATAATAATTCGTTACTACAAAAAATGGATTCACTATTGGAATGACTGGAGAGATAATGACATTAAGAGATAAAGGTTGGCACGAGCAGGGACTTTGTAATGGACACCCTAACCCTGACCTATGGCACTACGAGAACTCAGTCTTTCACGATGAACAACAGTTGCAAGTCTTAGATAGCGCACAGGCTATACAGATATGCAACATATGTCCAGTCAAAGCACAATGTCTAAAGCAGGGGCTAGAGCCTGAGAATATGCAATACACAGGGGGTAGTGGTTCTATATGGGGTGGGTTATTGATGAGCGAAAGGCATATGCTCAACAATAGTAGGCCAGTTAGTAGAAAACTTATCTCAGAGGTGCGTCATCGCAGAGATGTGAGGCGGGTTCTTGGTAAGATTGCCTAATGAAAAGACAATTTATAGCAGTCTCAGTATTGACGGCGTTAATAATCTTTATACCAGTAGGCAATGATGTCGCAGTCAATGTAGATTTAACATTCAAACACCCCGTTGCTATCCCAACCAAGGCCACTATGGAGCAAAAGAAAGCCAACAAGATTATGGCTATGAAGTTTGCTAAGGCTGGCTATGGTTGGGACTTAAGACAGAGGAAATGTATCTACAAAATATTCACAAAAGAATCTCGCTTCGATAACTATGCAAACAACAAGCACTCAAGTGCATATGGAATCGGACAGTTAATGAACGAGACAAGCACAGACCCAGCAATACAGATACTAAATGCCTATCGCTATATCAAACACCGCTACGACACCCCGTGCAGGGCGTGGGCGCACCACTCTAAGGGCTGGTACTAGGTGCTAGACCTAAGAGGTAAGCCAATAACTACCTGTGTATGTGGTTGTAAAATGTTTATTGTCACGCTAATGTGGGACGATGAGACAAGAGAGGCAAGTTGGTATGACTTAAGACAGGAATGCAAGGAGTGTGGGGCAATCAGCACCGCACCAACACCGATAGATTGGAGAGATGAATAATGGCTAGTAAAGAGATTAAAATTGGCAAGATGTGGATTAGTGTTGGATATAGTTTTAGGCGATTAGCACTTGGATTTGCAGTTGATAGATACCACGCAGACATAGACCTAATATTCTTCTGGGTTAGTTGGGAGTTTTAATGCCAACGTATGAGTATCGCTGCCGTAAGTGTCATTCACTTGTAGTCTTAAGTCGTAACTATGAGGAACGAGATGAGGAAGTTAGTTGCCCTTGCGGGCAGGTATCAAGTAGGATATATTCATCACCAGCAGTTCAGTTCAAAGGGACTGGATTCTATTCGACAGGAGGCTAGAGATGTGTGAAGTATGTGAGAGCGGTGGTTGTTCTAACTGTCAACCAAAGAATGAAACATTACAGTTTGCTAGTGGCAAAGATATAGAAGAGTTTTATAATTCATATGGGGAAACAATGTATGTAGACCCAGCCGAGGCTAATTTTCCGCAGCAATAGGAACATCATCTTCATCGCGGAATGGTTTGAATCCACCAATCTTGTTAATCAGTTTCTTGATGGCACGCTTGTGTCGCATACGGGCTGTGTCTTCAGAGGCTAAACTTAGTTGAGTTGCAATATCTCCAAAGTCCATTGACTCTACATAGCGCAGGAACAATAACTTTCTATCGTCTTGGTGCAGTTTCCAAAATCCAAGGTCAACTTCAATCATCATAGCCATCAGGTTGCCACCCTCACTTGGAGCAGAAGGGCGAGCAGGGCCACCGAGATTGAGTTTATGTGTCACACCGAACTCACCTCTTAAGACAGGAGGCAGTAGAGCCTCAACCATATCTGACTCATAGAAGAACAAGTCGCTGGTCTCATAACCGCCAGACTTAGCCTTCCAATGTTGGCAGTAATCTAAAGCCTGATTGCGCAGGCTACGATAGATAAGATTCTTTGCATCTTTCTGACCGATTGCCTCCCAAGTATCCAACTTATTGGGGTGTTCAAGAAACCATTGATAGAGAATCTGTCTTAAGTCTTGAGGTTCTATGTCTTGAAACTTGCGTGAGTACTCAGAGGCAACAGCATCTACAATATATTTCCAAGGTTCGATACGTTCCCAGCCGATACTCATTTAATTTTATACCCCGCAGTCGTAGGTAGGAAGGTAACTTCCTTCATCATCTTAGATTTATTGGCAAACTCAGTAGTAACTGGCAGCCACTTCTCTTCCCACACCAAGTTCTCCACATCTGATAAAAGAAAAGACCAAACTCCATCGGGGGTAGAGTTAATATACCACGCCTTAAGACCTAACTCGTTAGCCTTGCCGACCAAGAAGTCATACTTTTTCTTCTCCAAAAGCAAGGTATCGTAGTGAGTATTGCGGGACTTGAGTTCTATAAACATCTTAAACTCTTGAGTCACACAATCAAAGCCATCGTATTCATTTTCTGAGTGCTCTAAGTCTGGCATTTGTGACTTAAGCCAGAGGAACAACTCTTGTTCTTTCACTCCTCCCACTGTCCCCTTAGAACAAGGAGCCCGATGATTGAATAGTTAGCCATATCTTTGAAAGAATCCTCCAGAGATTCGTGGTCAGGGGCTACGCCGCTTTCTATAAGGTTATTAATTCTGGCAAGTTTGTCGTGCATCCGTACCCTTAGCCCGTTGAGTGGGCCACCAGGGGCCAGAGAGATGTTCTTGGGGCCGTAGTCTCTATGTTTGCTGAGCAAAAGGGTAGAGAGTTCTTTAGTTGTATTGAGAAGGTGTGCCTCTAGGTGGACTTCTCGCTTAATAGTGGAATGCTCAGAGTTACTATGAGGTCTCCGCCCATCGTCTCCGTCCCTATTATTTTCAAGCCAAGGCCATTGAACCATTGCATAATCTGCCATATCTCTTCACTCTCCATCTTCTTCATCGGCTATGTCCTTCTTCAATAGGGCTTCTAAGTCTTCATCGAAATGTTGTAATGCTGACCTAACAATCATATCCTCAACCAGTTCATCTACTAAGTCATAACCATTCTCACTAGCAAAGAGAGTGACATATGTAGACTGTGTAATTAATTTAATTTGTTCAGGTTCATCTGCATTGTTATACATAAACCTTAACAAGGAACCAAGCAATAACTTATACCCATTGGGCAAAAGATAATACGGGTCAAACTCGTCATCCTCCTCCAAGGTATGGTCTATCAATTGAAAAGAATTTTCAAAGGTTTCGTTGCAATCATTACAATAGTTATGCGGTGGTTCATCATCGAAGGTCACTGAAACCCAGCCTTTTCTTTTATATATCCTGCTCCGTATTTAACGAAGGCCGAGTTGACATCTTCTCCATCTGGCAATTGCACAATAGTAACGGGGAGTTCCCTAGCCAATGAGCGTGCGAACTCCGTGCCAGCCTGGTCGCCATCTGCGAAGACGAAGACTCTTTGAAAGTCCGATAGGAGCCTGGTGTAATGTTTCTTCCAAGAATTAGAACCAGGTACACCAACGCAGAAAAAACCCACACAGGAAGAAACAGTAATAGTATCCAGTTCACCTTCGCACACTCCTATAAAGTCACCCGCACGTTCAACATCCAGCACGTTATACATTTTAGTTTCGGCCCCAGTCATACCCATATACTTTGGTTCAACTGCAGGGTTTAAACTTCTAAATCTTAAATCAACCACACCAGTCTTGGTTATGTAGGGTATAGATAATCTGCCACCAAAAGATTCGTGCCCTATCTCAGGCTCCGCGACTACGCCTAATTGCGCCAGACGTGCTATCTCCATTGAGATACCTCTGCTTTTTAGGTAATCTTCCGCCAGATAAATGTTTGCCGCGTACCGCTTGGTTGCTACACCCAGTAATTCCTTCTGCAAAAGTGACTGCTTCACGTATGCTCATCCTTTCTTGTTGCGAAATAATTTGAAGACTGTTACCTTGCACTCCGCAGGCGAAACAGATGAATATGTTATCGTTGAGATTAGCACTTCCAGATTGGTGTGTGTCGGAATGGAAAGGACACTTGAGATTAACTTGCCCGTTTCCTTGTCGCACACTCGCTCCGTAGTGGATAAGAACTTCTCTGATACTTGGAAGGTCATCGTCAATGTTTATCACCATATCCCGCTTCTCTTAATAGATGTACCGCATCTTCTAACCTTAGCAAGCAGACCCAATCGGGGACCGACTTCTCACCTTGACCATTGAGTCTTAAGACTACAACACCAAGTGCTTTCTTTTTTCTATCTTTTAATTGTTTGATTGCTGCTGCTGGACTAAATCCAGCCCGTGCTTTTACCTCAAAATCAATACCCACACATCCAGTAATATCACTGCCACTACGACCAGCACCTGTAGATTCCGCAAATGGGAATCCGTTGTCAACAAGGTAGTTAGCCAGGACTTTTTGACTTCTGTATCCACGATGTTTCCTACTCTGTGATGGCAATTAAGAAATACTCTTGTCCCTGTGTAACGCTTTAATTGCCAGTTCTAAACCAGCATTAACGCCATCAAGATACTCGCTAGTACTTTCAACCTTGAGTTCTGTAATCTTTTGAATAGACTTTTTGATTTCATTATCCATTGCAAAGACAACGAACTGACGAATCTCTTGTGTCATATCGTCTTCTTCTTCTCTAATCATTATCCGCCATTCTCTGGTATATCTTCCATATACATAAACTCAGGGTTAAATGATAGCCAACAAGTCAGGTTTGCGTTGGCATCGGCACGCCCATATCTGTTCTTTACTGGAGCAACCGCCATAGAAGTACCAACGACACCAAGAGTGCAGATAAGAGCAGGTAGTTGAGCAACCTTACCCTGAAGGGCAGACCTAGGCTGGCACGGAGTTCCCATAACACCCTCACTTGTATGATGAAGAACAATAATTGCAGCATTAGTAGCACGAGCAAGATACTTCAACTCCTTCATAATGGCACGCATTGAGGCAAACTCCTCACCACCATCGGTGGCTACATCCATTAGGTTATCTACAAAGACAGCAACTGGAGGACAACCCCAGAGTTCTTCAAAGGCTTGGACTTCCTCATCAATGTCTTGCAATGTGGGACTGGATTCAAAAGACCAGACAATATGGTTGCCCCTAGCAAGGGTAGCCTTGGTCCAGCCAAGGTCACTCTCCATTAACTGCTCTACATCTGTCTGATTCTTACCTGAAATCATTGAGGCCAGACGCATAGCCATTGTGTGAGCATTGGTATCTGCTGAGATGTAAAGACTAGGCACCTTCATCTTAAGTGCCAACGCCAAGGCTAAAGTAGATTTACCAACACCTGGAGTTCCTGCCAACATAGAGACTTCTGCTCTACGAAATATAATTTTGTTACTTTCAAAAGAACGAAAGACAGAGGGCAATGGTTCCCCGCCTATGTCTGACCTGCCAACACTTCTTACTAGGGTTCTCACTTTTATCCTGTCTTAAGTTGGAAAGAGAGTTACCAATCATCCAATGCCCCCGACAATCGGTAACTCCCTAACCAATCCTTATTCGATTATGCCCTGTATTAGTTTACTGGCTTGCACTGGTCTGCGCCCATCGGCTGCGGGCAGACCCACATCGCGTAAGGCTTGCCCGTTGCTTTGGCTAACCCCGTCTTGTAAGTGCGTGCTCCGTGAACGCAGGTCGGTGTACTTGACGGAGCCTGCTGCGGGGCTGTTACGAAAGTAGGAGTTGCTTGAGTGACGGGAGTTGAAGAGGTGGTTGCCAAAGGGGAGACAACGTATGCACCTGTAATCATCTTTGCTGTTGCTGCTATTTGTGTTGAGTAATCAGAGATTCCCTCTAGCAATATGCTGAGTTCTTCTACCGTGTTAGCACGGATGTTAATCATATCTGAATTCGATGCCATAGTGGAACGAATAGAGACCTGTAACTTATAGTCATCTGTTGCCATTTATTTTTCCTTTGCGAATTGGCAGTGTGCTGTGAGTCCACAGAAACTGCACGATTGTAGGTTCGGTAGAAATATACCAGCCTTTCGGGCTTTGTCAAAGCCATCAACAAAATATTCCAGCGTGTCTTGCGTATATCTACTCAGGTCAATCATTGTCCCTGTCCCAGAGTCCCTGGACATCCAGTAGTTGCCTAGATTAACTTTTACTCCCAGCATCATCTCAACTCCTACTTTGTAGAAGCCTAGTTGAAGGTCGGATACGGGTAAGCGTGATGAAGTCTTGAGGTCAACTATAACTAACTGACCATCAACCTCAAATATTCTGTCAATAAACATCTTTACTGTTACACCAGTGATGACAGGATTGAGTTCTAGTTCGATAGCCCTGGCACCTTGAGGTGTGGTCCAGAGTTTCCAACTAGGATTGTTCTTGCGCCAAAGGATATAGTTATCTACCCATTTGGAACCATTGGTATTCCACCAAACTTCATCTTCTTTGTTTGGGTTAGCAATCGTTTCACGCCCAGCCCTTCGGGCAGTGGCAAAGTCAAGTCCTTCTGTTTCTTTTTTCCACGCAGTATCCCAGAATGTATTACTCATTTTCTAAATCCCACATTTCTGCTGCTAAGTGGAATGCTCTGCCTCCAGCAGACCAGATAGATGGTTCCTCTGGTACTTGTAGCAATCTACCTAAGTAATATTGGTAGCCACAAGTTAAGTAAGTTGTAAATGCAGAGTAAGAAATATGTGCTGGTAATTCATAGTCATCTAATTTAATCATCGTATCCCCCGTCTTAAATTGTTACATAGTCCTCTCCTAGAGGACAGGAGTGAACTCGATAGGAGAGAACTATGTAATTCTATTTAGTTGTTAATCAGGTTACCCTCGGCAACCTGATTTAGGAAATGCCCCCCTACCCCCCAAGAAAAAAATCTTGGTTGGTAGAAGAGATGCTTCCCTCGTGTAACCTTCATTGAGGTTTCGCCCCCACTCTTGCGAGTAGGAAAAGTGTAGCATAGAAACAAAAAAGAACCCCACCACCTCGGCGTGTTGCCAAGATGATGGGGCCTTTATGTCTTAATACTTAGGTTACTTAGAACCCTTACCGAACTCAGTTGCCTTAGGGTCAAGTGCTTTTAGGACTGGACCAGCAACTGCTGCTACTGCTGCAGAAAGCAAAGCCTTAGGACTTGACTCCCCTGCAAGGTAGAGTGCTAGACAGGCAGCAAAGGCTGCACGGAAGTATGTCGAAGCGATTGCTACGAGTTTATCTTTATTCATTGGTTCTCCTTAGGATTTAAAGACTGGCTTACCAAAGCCCACGATAGTCACGGCTTGTGACTTGCGTAGTTTGGAACCGTTCTTCTTCTTGTAGGCACGCACCTTCAGGCAGACTTGCCCTCCGTTGCGCTGGTCACCCTTTTTGTCGGGGGCAGTGTTGCCCTCAACAGTGGTGACTGTACCATCTGCGTTGTCCTTGATGACAATTCCAACGTGGCTGATACGGTCAACTCCATCATTAGGGAAGTCAAAGAATACGACATCTCCTGGCAGTGGTACGGCATCTTCTGCCTTTTCCCACTGGTCTTTCTTTATGAATGCATTGGCACCGCCAGGGGTGTAGACACAGTTAGGGACCTTGAGCCCTACCTGATTGGCGCACCACATAACAAAGGAGCCACACCAGGGGGCAAAATTCGCCTTGGTGAAAGCCCCATATTTAGTTTCATTATCCTTTGGTCCCTCGACTACTCCAAGTTCACCTTTGGCTACTGCAATGAAATCATTCCTTTGTCCCATTAATCACTCGCTCTCTTGTCAACCTTCGTAAAGGCTGCATTGATTTCTGTTATAGTTAATTTACCATCATCGAGGAAGCCCCTTGCAAGGCGTTCAACAACAGTTGCAACTCCCAGAGTACCCGCAAGTACCACAGCCTTGGCTGTTGAGATTCCCACAACCGCACCCGCACCTATCACCGATAGGCCCGATGCTGCAAAGACTGCAATTATCCGAGCAAGTATGTTCCATATCCTGCTGACCATTACTCATCCTTTGGATTGCGTAGTGGATAAGTGACAGCCCAAACAACAAGGGTACCAACAATGGCATAGCCCACTACTGTCTTGGCTGAGCCGTCAAGGACGACCCAAGCAATACCCATACCCAACAGGGTCCAGCACTGCTCTAACATATCTCTAAAAAAGTTCACGGTTTGCGTCTCCTTACGGTTTTAGATTCTCTACTGGCAGCACCGCCGCCAGAGGAGGAGCCACCACTAGAGGGGGTTCTAGTAGTGGTTGTAGATGCCGCCATAGTTGCTGCACTTACAGCAATCTGTCCAACAATAACGGAGGCAACAATAATTTTTTCTGACTCAGTGCGCTCTTGCTCTGACATATCAGCACCAATACTGGCTACTGCAAGTAGGGCATTGGCTGGGTCACTAAAGATTTCTGCAAGTAATTCTGCTGGATTCTCAAGGAGAACCAGAGCAATTGCTACCTCTGCAGTAATAACAACTTCATTGCCTGCCTCATCTGTACGCACCTCAATAGGTGTATCAGGTGGCAAGTCTTGAAGGGTAATACCAGCATCTTGAATTGCTTGTGCAGTTACTGGTGCGCCTTGCGCTGCTTCTATAACTGCTTCTGCTACTATCTGTCTCTCCTGTGCAGTTGCATTAGGAGGAGCGATAGGAGGCTCGGTATGAGGTTCCGCTGGTTGAGGATTAGGTTCTGGCGTGGGTGGTACAGGCTCAGGGGCAGGCTCTAATGGAGGTTCAACCACAGGTGGTTCCTCTACTGGAACAGGAGGTTCTTCCGCTGGAGGCTGACCAATTGAACCCTCAGGGTCAGGGATTGCAACGGGCGGTTCAGGCTCAACTGCAGGAGGCTCTGGCTCAACAAGAATTGGCTCGGGTTCAATTACAGGTGGTACTGAGCCAATAGGTGGCTCAACTGGTATAGGTGTTGGTTCTGCAACAGGAATTGGTTCTGGCGTAGGTACTGGTACTGGCACTGGTACTGGTTGTGGCACGGGTTGTGGACTTGGCTCTGGCTGTGGGGTTACCACAGGTGGCTCAGGAACAGGCTCAGGACGAACAGGCTCAGGCGTTGGAACTGGTACAGGAATTGGTACGGGTTCGGGCGTTGGCACTGGTTGAGGAACGGGAGTAGGTAATGGCTCTGGGGTTGGCTGTGGCGTTGGCTGTACTGGCACTGGCGTATTGGTATCTACAGGGGTTGGAGTAGGCGATGGTTCAAGAGTGGGTTGTGGTGTTGGGATTGGGGTTGGCTCTGGGGTTGGTGTTGGGCTACTGCTCGGCGATGCCTCGGGTGTGGCGGTTGGAGAAGGAGTTGGCACAGGTGTTACAGATGGCACGGGAGATGCGCTTGGAGAAGTCGAAGGTTGAGGGGTTACGACGGGAGTGGCAGAAGCAGAAGGTGTTGGAGTCGGAGTGGGAGTAACAATTGCTACGGCTGTTACAACAGGAGCAATATAAACTTGAGTAAGCCCTGCTTGTTCTAAGGAAACAACACTTCCACTTGAAAGACGGACACCAGTTCGTGTATTAAGATTAGGTTGAATATTTGAAAGATAAGTAATAGTTAATGTGTTGTCAGGATTAATAGCAGCAGTTACCACAATTGTAGACAAAGGATTGGCACTTGCGTTTTGCCCATAAGGACGAACTGCTAGGTCAACTTGAAATCCTGCTTGACTAGAAGTAATAATCAAATGCTCATCTGGTGCTTGCCACCCCGCTGGGTATGAGTTAGATGGATTGGAATTATTAGGGTCAAGAACTACCCAGTCATATGCATTAACTGAGATTGATGGTGCATTTGGGAAAGTACTATAGTTATTATCTTGTGTGCCAAATACAATAGTTGAGTTAGTTGTTGCATAAACTGCTGTGTAGTTAATACCTTGAAAATTGATAGCAGTAGGCAAGGCTACTTGGTAAGAGACATCATCTCCACCACAAGTATCCTGTACTAAGACTGGTGTTGAGGTTGCTGTAGTAGAACCTGCTGTTAAAGTTTCTGTATTAAGAACTGTTGCAGCCGTTGATGCTGTTGCTATTGATTGTGCTGTTGTTATACAAGTTGCTTGTGCAGGTGGTGCATAAAAAGATGTGCCTACTACTATGAAGAAAGCAGCAAGTGCTTTATTTTTTCTCACATAATAAGAGATAAATCTGGTCAACTCGGGCCTCTAATCTATTGACTTGGTCTTTGACTGAACTGCCCCCGTTTGTTTTTAATTCAAATAAGTAATGCTTAACCATCCATCGAACTGCTCCAGCAAATGCTGCGCCGATGGCGGATATGGATACTATTAATGCTGCCCAATCTACCGCGCTCATTATACTGTCCTTACGATTATCTCTATGATGCCACCAAAACCATCAAAGCGTTTATCGGGCGGTGTCATACGGGTGAATGTAACTTGTTCGATTACTGCTTGTCGTGATTCTCCTGTTGTCAAGTCCTGCCAAGTCAGAACATCGCCTGTCTTTTCAATCTCTTCTAGCAATTGGATACGAGCATATGCTCTACCCTCATAGCCAACTACGGTATTAAACCTATCTGTTTCAATATCAAAACAATAGACAGGAAAACGAATGACTCTATTGCGGGGAGATGCAATGGTTGCTTTGGCTTGGTATCCCTTAAAGGTAGGGCCAGCAGTTGTAGTAGTTGTATCACGGCTAAGTGTAAACTTGTATGCTAGGAACTCTTGTGCTACTTCAGGCTGAGATGTAGTTACTTCTACTGCATCTACACCTACATTGTAGGTAATGTGGTCATACTGTGTCTCAGTACCACTTGCTTCTGTTGCAAGAGATGACAATGTAAAGTCACCAGATGTAAATGAACCACGTGCAATAAGACGCTTGTAATTCTTGGGCTCTAGGGTAGAAAATCTAATCTTACCTGTAGTTATAGAACCAGTTGTTGCTAAAGTTGTAGTTGATTGAATGGCTATGCCGTTGCTGCCTGATGTAGTAAAGGCTAGTTGGTTGGTGTTACCTATAAAGTCTACGCTAGTAGCGTATCCAGTAGCAGTACTGAGGTAGGTATCTTTAGCATAGGCAAAGCGTAGAGATTCAATTTCTGTGCCTAGGTCAATACGATATAGCCCAGGAGATGTCCCAATTGTACCAGTTGCCCAGACATATTTATCACGGAATGCAAAGTCACGAACACCATTAGTGTCTTCAAATATCAACGGACCATAAGACAAGTCACCAGTTGTATCTGAGATACTAGCCACACGCATACCTTTATTAGTACCAATCATCAAGTAACCAAGGTACGACTCAATCTTAAGAACTATCTCCCCAATTGGCAGTTGCGCTGCTACAATCCCTGATGTCAGGGTAGGCATAACACCAGCAGTAGATAGAACAAACTTGTAGATGGCAGAGTTACCGCCAAGGTAACCAGCAGCATAGATGGCAGAGCCACCTTCGGAGATAGATGACCAAGTCCAGTCAGTATTTGGATGAGTATATGTAGCAGTTGGTAGGGCGTAAGAAGAACCCTTAGCATTAGTTAATTCATAAACAGATGCACCAATGCAAGCAACAAGACGTTGTTTAACCCAGCCTAGTACTACTTTTTCGCTATCAGTATTGTAATACGCTGAGTATCCAGCAGCAGGTGTAGCAATCTCACCTGAATAAATATGGTCATTGTCAGCAACAAATAGATGCGCACCATCAGTTGTAATTGCAAGCGTAGCAGTATCTAATCCAGCAGTTACAACACTAGAATAAGTAACAGCAGTACCAGTAGCAGTATAGTTTTTAATAGTTGTATCTGCTGGTGTCCAAGCAACAATTTTATCGGTTGCCCCATCTACTACAGAGATAAGTTTATATACACCAGTAGTAACACCAGTCATATTGGCTGTCTCTTTGAGCAGAGTAACCTGTCCCTTAGTCCACACATCTACATTGTCTGAGTCAGCAAAACGATAGTTAACTGTTTCACCTGCGGAAGGGTCATAGAACTTAATGCCTGTGCCATTATGGAAAGAAGACTGGCTTCTTAGCCAGAAACCAGTGAGTGACTGCTCACCTGGTTCTGCACCAATGTCTGACTGTTCCTTACGAAACGGTGCAGTCTGGCGGATATATGGACGAGCATCACTGATAGCGTAGAAGAAGGGAAGTCCACCTACTGCCACATCATATGACTCATTAGTGTTCTGCCAAGTAGAACTAGATGAAACAATACCTAAGTCAACAGCAATAGCACGACCAATGCTGGCAGTTGCAGAGCCTCTACCTTCGGTTATATCTCTTGTTGCCACGTTGCTCCTTAGTTAGAAAATTAAATTATACAGGAAGTTCTACTTCAACCCAAGACAAGGTTGGTTCATCCCATTGATAATGCTTGTCATCTGTAGGCATAGGAGTTGGAGCGTTCCACATATAAGTATCAGCATCTAATGTCCAAGATGCGTATGGCTGAGGAGCAGCAAAGCCAGTACCATCAAAGGTGTAACCAATGCCAGCATAGTTCTTGTGCAGTGCTCGTCCTTCTGGGTGCTGATTAGCGTGAGTGTTATAGGAAGTCTGTACCCAAGTACCGCCAAGATTTGCTTGGCACCACTCCTTGTTGTCGGCAACGATTACCTGCTCAACAACTCCATCTACAACTTTGGCAAAATGTGACATTACTTATCCTTATCTTCGCCATAGAGTATGGCTGTGTTGAGTAGTTTTACTTCGCGCTTGGTGACAATGCCACCTTTTTCATCTAACTGGGACTTAGCAGTTGCCTCATCATCAGCAATTATGTGAACCAACATTGTTACTTCATAGGTGAAGCACTGTGTTGGTTTTGTTTCTTTTATCTTTGTTACGCTCATTTTTCCCCCATATTTAGTTAGACTGCATATCTTACAATTACTAAACCTTGATAACCTGCTGTGCCGTATGTAGTGCCCAGGAATCCGCCACCGCCGCCTGAACCAAATGATGTAGGAGAAGTAAGACCACCAACTTCAGAGTCACCGTGTCCAGCACCTGTTCCACCTGCTCCACCTGCTCCAGAGGCTCCTCCACCATTATTAAGTGCACCACCGCCACCGCCAGAGGCAATAACCGTCATACCCGTAAAAACTGACATATTAGCAGCCGTAAAATTAGAATCTATGCTTGTTAATGTATAACCCTGACCACCAGCACCGCCAAAAGCATCAGTGCCATTATTAGAACCACCTGCTCCAACGGCTGTAGCACCACCACCGCCACCTGCACAATACTTTTGATTATTTATAAAACCATTACCACCAGCAAAAGTATTAGAACCAGATGGTGAAGAGCCACCAAGAATAGTTGCATTTGACCCTGCACCGTTACCACCAGCACCACCGCCGCTAGAGCCACCATCATTTCCTTGTTTAACATTTGTAGTTCCACTATCTGTACCACCACCGCCACCGCCTAAAGAAGTAATAGTTGATACTCCTGCAAATGTTGTGGTTCCACCATTTCCAGCACGAACGCCTGTTGTTCCTTGAGCACCACCAGCGCCAATAGTCACTGTGTAACCAGTAGCGGATAAAGATTGAGTGCTGTACAAATCTAATTCTCCAGCACCACCTCCACCGCCTCGGGCAGCGCCACCGCCACCGCCAGCGCCAACTGAAACAATACTTGCAGTTAATGATTGAGTCGGAGTAAATGTTCCTGAACTTGTAAATGTGTGATACCAATAACTACCATCAGTAGTAACTGTTCCGCCATAGGCTTTGGCTAGTGTGTATCGAACGATGACGATACCTGAACCGCCTGCTGCACCATTAACAGAACTTGCCCCAGACCAACCGCCACCTCCGCCACCACCACCAGTATTGGCTGTACCTGCTACGGAATCAGATGTATATGCACCTGCGCCTCCTCCACCTGTTCCACCAGGTGCTACTGCGTTTGTGGTTGGGATATATCCACTACCACCACCACCACCAGCATAAGTTACCGATGAGCCTGTAATTGATGTGGCAACACCGTTACCACCACTACCGCAAGGGCCTGGATTACTAGCAGAACCAGCGCCACCAACTGCTCCTGCACCACCACCGCCGCCACCGTGTGCTTTACCACCACCAGTTACACCAGCACCACCTGCATAACCTTGATTGGCTGTTCCTGCACCACCAGCGCCGCCTAGTTCACCACCACCACCGCCGCCTGAGCCGCCTGAGTTACCATCTTTAATTGCTGAATCAAATCCACCACCAGCACCACCACCTGTTGAAGTTATGGTACTAAAAACTGAGTTACTACCATTTGTGCCTCTTGTTCCTGTACCAGGACCAGTACCAGCAGTACCACCAGCGCCAACGGTTACTGTGTAAGCAGATGCTGCTAAAGATAATGCGGATTCTAAACTTCCTCCACCGCCTGTTGCTGTAACTGTTGAACGAAGTCCACCACCGCCTGCACCAGCACCGTATGCACCACCGCCACCCCCACCAGCAACTGTTAGATAATCACAAACCAAAGTTGATGCAGGAGTAAATGTTCCAGATGAAGTAAATGTGTGAGTAAAGACAGGATAATCAAATGCAATTGTTCCACCAGTTGCAGGAACAGCAGTATAGAAACTACCTGAAGAATTAAATGTGTGGATTGTGTTACCACCTGATGTGGTTACAGTTCCACCAGATGCTTTTTGTGTAGTGCCTGAGTAGCGTGCTATAACAATCCCTGAGCCGCCTGTACCGCCAATACCTGAACCTGATGTATAACCAGCACCACCACCGCCACCGCCAGTATTGGCAGTTCCGTTGCTTCCATTACCAGCATCAGATGTATTTCCAGCACCGCCACCACCTGAACCGCCTGTTGCAGATACAGTTGGGGCATAAGAACCTGCACCACCACCGCCAGCATAAGTAACAGATGAACCTGTGATGGAAGTTGCTATACCTGCACCACCATTCCCAGCATTTCCTGTTCCTTGACCAACTGCGCCAGCACCGCCGCCGCCACCGCCAACATTGTTGCCGTCTGTGTTTCCACCTGCAAAACCTTGAACGGGAGATGCCGTTCTAGCACCACCTGTGGAACTTCTAGCACCTGCACCGCCACCTGAACCGCCTGTACCGCCAACAGTTCCAGCACCTGATGAAGTTGGGAAATAACCACCATAACCGCCACCAGTAGATGTAATAGTAGAAAATACAGAGTTAGAACCTGCGGTTCCATTTGCATTGCCAGTACCACCAGTACCACCTGCACCAACAGTGACTGTATAGTTAGTTGATAAAGATAAAGCCAAAGCAGTTTCTAAAGAACCACCGCCGCCTGTAGCCGTGACTGTTGAACGCAAGCCACCAGCACCGCCACCACCTGCAATATATCCACCCGCACCGCCACCACCTGCTACTACAAGGTAGTCAACGGATAGACCAAGATTGCCTGAGATGGCAGATGCCATAATTCCTAGAATTGGCATTAGGAAATATCTCCAATCACTATCCAAGAGTTAGCAGCAATCTTCAAACAAGTTGCCATTGAGTTAGCCACACGAAGTTTAGGTGTAGCAGATGTTGCACCTGTTGAAATAACTGTTGTAGTACCAGGAGTAACAGCACCAATTGTAGGCTGACCTGCTCCAGTAAGCCAGAACACATTGAATTGTGTACCAACTGCAAAGTTAAATGTAGCATCTGTAGGGATATTAAATT